TCTTGCTATAGCAGCAGCAGAATTAATATCTGCGTTAACTATTGAGTCAGAAAGACTTAATTTACTGTAAACAATAGCAGCAGCAGAATTAATATCTGCGTTAACTATTGAGTCAGAAAGACTTAATTTACTGTAAACAATAGCGGCAGAAGCATGAATCTGTCCATTTTCAATGGTACCGTTAATAATTTGTGTATTACCACGAATTTGTGTCACGGCCATTTTTATTTTCTCCTTTTTATAAATTTTGTCAAAACTTATCTTGTCTATTAATTAGTATGAATAAACAACTAATATCTCGTCTCCAACAGTTAAAGTTACACCCGTTGTAAATGTCACTTGGTTTCCCGAAACTGTATAATCGTTACTTAATCCAGGTCTTAAAAGTAATCCATTCAAAGTCACTATTTCTGAATCTGTTATAGGTACATGACTTAATGTTATGGTCTTCGCTAAAGGGTTTACTACTGTAAATAAATCTTTTGTAGTTGTTCCAGCTCCTAAAATTGTTACAACTGTATCTGATCCATCATCTGTTACTGTTACACCACTTCCTACAAAATTAAGAATTGCTCTTTGAGGTAAAGTGGATCCTTCATCTTCTATTACATGTCCACCTGTAGGAATTGTGACTACAGTTCTATCATTACCAACATCATCTGTTACTGTTACACCACTTCCTACAAAATTTAAATTTGTTCTTTGAGGTAATGAAACACCCTCGTCTTCTATTACATGTCCACCACTACCAACAGAAATAAAAATGGAACCAGTATCAACTCGAAGTTGATTAAGATCTGTTCTCCAAATTAATCTACCAGCATTACCAGCTGGGGGATCTGAACTTACATTTTCAACTCTAAATTCTAAAGCTTGATTATTATTAAATCCTAAATTATTATTGATGTTTAAATAATTAGGAGTTATACTATTTAATTTGACTTGAACTTGATTTGAACCACTAATTTCTAATGTAACATTATCAACTTCAACATCAATAGCATTTGTAATAGGATTTGGCATAACACCAACACCAAATACATCTGCATATAATTTTTCAGCAGTAATAGAACCTACAGCTAACTTATTACTAACAACAGCACCATCTGCTAAAATCTCAGTTGTACATGTTCCCAAAATAGCGTGTTCGTCTAAATTTATTTTTCGTGGTTGTGGAGCCAACTTCACTCTCCTAAAACAAAATTGTTAAAACTTTACGTAATTGATTCTAATCTTTGTTCCAATATCAGGCGGATCTGTAAATGTAAATTCTTGTGAACCAGTTTCAGTAAAATCTAAACCTCTGTACATATTTACTCCACCAGAAAACACTACTAAAGTACCTTTTCTATATGGATAATTTGTGTTGAATACAGTATTGATTCCATCTACATCACCTTGTGGAGTTTCTCCTGTAACAACATCAGTCGTTTGTATTGAAACAGGAAATGGTTGTTCTTCAAAACTATGAAATGTATTTTCATGAGCAGGAGTTGTTAATTCTAATGAACTTTCATTCCCACCATCATCTATAGCAGTTACTTTCCAATAGAAAACAATTCCAAAAGTAAATGGAGCAAAATCATATGCAGAAATTACATTTGGTGAAGTAATTGTTATTAATTCAAATCCATCTGTTGGAGATTGACTTCTATAAACTTTGTAATTAACAATATTTGTTTCCAAACTTGGTAACCAAACAATTAAAAATTTTCTCTCTCCTAATAAATTAAAAACTTGAACTTGTTTAATTACATCTGGACCAACTAATGTTAAAACACTTCCTAAACTTATCCAAGAGGTTTCAACAACTACTGAATTTCTAGCCTTAACTCTTCCATAATATGTTGTACTAGGTAATAGATTTGTAAATTCATAACCTAAATCTGTAATCCACCCAGAATTACTTACATTTAGAATAAAATTTGGATCTGTTGAAAGTTCTACCCAATATTCTGTTCCATCTGGATTTTCATTTGCAGTCCAATCAGTAGTTACTGTTGTAGAAAAAATATTTCGGTAAGGTTGAGCAACTGGATCTGCAGCTAACGTTGTTACACTTGTTGGAGGTCCTTCTGAAGATTCATTTGTTCCTCCTGCATCATCAGCAGCAAATAATGTAACCGTATGATATGTATTAGGAATTGCATTAATAATTGTTATTTCAGTTACAGCCAAATAAATTTTAGTATCTTGTAAATTTCCGGTTCCGTCAACATATTTTATATCAGAATTAAATAAAACTTTAAATGCATAATATGTTCCAGGAGGATTACCATCAGGATTCACCGTAATTTTGAACCCTTTAGCGACTATATTTGTTAATGATGGACTAACTGGAGTAAGAGCCATTTTATTCCTCCATTTTTTCTACTGCATTTTTATCAACAGCGGCAAAGTCAACATTTACAATAGAATCCTCAATTTCTTCTGTCTCTATATTTTGTATTGGTACAGTAACTGTATTATCAAAATCAATTAATTCAATTTTATCTTCACCAATCTTATTAACAATTGCTTGACTACCTTTAGGTAATTCAATAGTCATAGTTCCTAACATATTTTCTGTTGGTTCTTTTTCAATTGTATAATAATGCTCATGATCTACAACAGAAGCTTCAATTTGGATTGCTTTTGTTAAAATTACTCTATCACCGACTTTGATATCAGGGTTATATTCAATTTTTTCAAAATCTAAATGAGCAATTTTATTAAGAGTAGACTGTCCTTCGAAGCCAGTGGCAATGGTTTGGGCCAAATCATCTACATGTAAATCATCATCCTCATTTATTTCAATTTCAAATGATACACGATAATTACCACATAGGGGTTTTTCGCCTATCAACTCCTTGAACGGTATTTTTAATTTTTTATTCATGCTACTCCCCTGATAGTTAGATTAGAACTTTGTCAAGACATGACCCAACATCTTGATTTATTTCATGTTCCCAAAATCTATATACTCGGTAGCCATTCTCTTTTAAAATTTTGTTTACGTATTGGTCTTGACTTTTAGTAATTTTTAAATTATGCCAATAATCTCCATCGGCATAAATACAAATATTTGGTTCTATAAATGCATCGGGTTGAGTTAAATTTAAAATTGATTTATGTTTTTCAAACTTAATATTTCTACTTTCTAGTTCTTTCCAAAGTCTAATTTCTATTGAAGTTGCTTTTGTTGGAAATTTTTGAGTTAATCTTTGTCGTCTCATTCTTTTACTATATTCAATTGTTTGAACTAAACTTGGTCTAGGCCCTTCTTTTAAATGTATTCCTAATTTGTAACATCTTTCTCTGACAGTATTTTGAGAACAATTAAGTAATTTTGCATATTTCAAAACTCCATGCATTTGAACTTGTGTTCTAAATTCATTTTCCTTTATTTTATACACCTTTCGATTTTGAGGATGTACAAATAAAATTTTTGGTGTTCTTTTTCTTGCTTCTACATTATTTTTAATCCAATCAGAATTTTTCCAAATGTTAACAATTGGATTTTTAATTTTAGCCCGTTCTTTTGCTTTCTTACTAATTTTTTGATTTATTAAGGACTGTTCCATGTAAATGAACTTCCCAAACTTATTTTTAAAAACTGACCAATCTGTGACTGGAAGCGAGGTGTTCCAAGACCTTTACCACCAACTCTAAATACTTCTGTCTTTTTGTAGTTAGTAATCATGTTTCTATAAAGTTCCAACATGTTTTTATAACTAACATCTAAATTAGGTACTTGTTGAATAGAAATTGAAAGACCATTATCGTTGTAACTAAAATCTTGTAAGGTAGCTCTTGCTTGTAAAAATAATTCCGTCATTACTGTTATACCAAAGTCTAATACAGGAAGTAAACTATCAGGTAAATCTTCCGTAGTATAACCGGTTAAAGGTGGAAATAAATTAATGTCTGCCAAAATTACTTCAGCGTAGGCGAGCACCTTTTCGTCATTAGTATACCGGCTAAAATTATCAGGTAATAACCTTCTAGCTCTTTGAATTATTTCAAGTTGTCTGGTTGTAAAATTTGCCATTAAGCTATCCTTTTAATAAGGTCTTCATTAGCAATAAGTTCATCCGGTGTATGAAAATCTGCATCTGGTTGAATTTGTTTATGAATTTTAAATATTCGACCAGCTGCTTTCCAAGCTTTCGCTACAAAAGTACTACAGACCTCGGCATTTTTAAAATCGAACAAACCCCAAATAAAAAGACCTAAGTCATACCATTCATTTAAATGTTCATAACACCAATTTAAAGCTTTTTCAATTTCTTCTTTTTTAACATGTCTAATTCTCCAAAGTTCAAGATGATATTGTTTTTCTAATTTTTTCCAATTAATTTTCCAGCGCCTTGATCTTGGCCAACGAGATTCAAGAAGATAATTTGTATCAGAATCAATAATTCCCACATGACAATAAGAAACATTATGAATAGGAGATTTTCCTATTACATTTTGTGCCCAAGCAATAAACCAAGAACCAATAGACCATGTTTTTTTTGGTCTGTAAAAAATTAAATCACCCGGACGTAACATTTGTTTTCGAATCATTAAATTTCCTCACCCGGACGTAAAATAGACCTAATACGATATAGTTCTAATTCGGCATAACCATTTGACCCCGAATCTGATTCAGGAGTTGTAATTTCAATTCTAAATTTATACGAAGGTGGAACAGCATTAATTGTAGCAGCTTCTGTATTTAACTCATCACCCATTGGAGCAGAATCTTGCATTGGATGAGCAACTACATAATGTTCAATAATTACATCACCAACAGCTTGTTGAGGATCACCATTTCTATCATAATAGTATTGACCATCAGGACATACAACATAAAAATCAATATAAGCACCTTTCGGAGTATTATAAAAATAAACAGTTCCCTCTTTTACCCACACATCATCTGCAAAACTAGTCTCTATTCTTTTTCGTTTATAACCAGATGGTGCTGAAACTTCATTATCAGAATTTGAAAAATCCCATTCAAATCTTGATCCATCTCCTATTCCTGTTGCACTATCTCCACGAGTTGTAAAATATGACGAAGTATCATCGGGCCTTGATTCTGAACGTACAACTGGTTTGTTATTAATGTAACTGGATTTAATTCTTACAGAAAGGGGTTGGTTGGCAGTATCTTTATAATTAGTTTCAAAATCAGTTGCATCGTTTGATCCTTTTAAAATTGTTGTTTCCCAAGAAAGAGATCCTTCAATAGCAAATAATTCATATCTGTCAACATGTTCTACATATTGAAGAACTAAATTTTTACTTTCAACAATTGATTTAAATTGATTATAATTTAATTGTACTAATTTCATATTAGTCCTCAACCCATTGCAATGACAAAGAAACAATTACATTATTTCCATTAGGAATACCAACTACTAAAAGATCATTTCCAGGTTCTAAAATAAATCCAAGACCAAAATTGACATCTGTCGAATTAGAATTAGTTCCAGTTGAAAATGATCTAATTCTTGTACCAAAATTACTTGTAATAGGATCAGAATATATTTCCATAGTTGATGCAGGAGGAGACCCTCCAACTCTTGATGAAGAAATAACTACAGAAGTACCTACATTCGTAACCGTAGGATTTTTATAAATTCGCCATATACAAAGTCTATCTTTTGTTACAACATCAAAAATAGAATCTGATATGTACATTTTCTTTGTATTACCAATAGGATTTCGTATTAAAAAAACATTATTTTCTGAATTACCAACAGCTAAATTTTGATCTGCACTAATTATATAAAGTTTGTTCCTTATTGCAAATTCTAATCTGATATCAGAAACAGAAGTTTTTAATCGATGACTATTAAACAAAGTTACAGACCCTATATTAGCAAATCGATCTTCATCATTTTGTGCTGATAATATAGATTTAACTAATTCGGCATCGGCTTCTAATGATAATGTATCTCCTATTCTATGAGAAGATGATTTAATTTGAAAAGGATGTAAAATCGTTTGTAATCTAAATTCAGTTTGGGTTTCTGTTCCATTTGTGTAACGGATTCTAAAATATTTAGATACAGATCCAAAACTAAATAGACGATTTGCTTCATTTGACGGATCGTATGAAAAGGTATCATTTGCATCCCAATTTATCTCATCGGACGACCACTCAATAACTAAACCATTTAACGCAGATGGTTGGTCTGAATATAAAAATACTGTTATAGTAGCAAAATCTTTTACCTCTTCACTTGTTCCTACATAAGTAGCCCCAGAGTCCAAAGGAGTTGCCGTTGAATTTGAAGTAGAAACTATTCCTCTATTTGTCGGAATTATAAAACCAGAAGAGTCAGTACGAATATGTTGTTTTAAACCCAGTTCGTCTATCCCAGATATACTTGTAGGTCGACTTATTGGTTCTTCATTAACATCAGCAATCAATTTTTGATTTGCTTGTGTTTTATAATTTGTTTCAAAATCTATTTTATTTAGTATTTCTTGTTCGTTATCAAAACCAATTGTGTTTGTCAAATCTTTCCAAACAGTTGTATTATATTTTATAAAATTTTCAAAAGCAAAAATGTCATATTTTTTGACATCTTCAACATATTGCCAAAGTAAATTTTTACTATTTATTTTTTCTTTAAATGTAATGTAATCTAAATCAATTTCAAACATTTTATTATCCTACAGAATAAATTATTCGTGTAAAAAAGTCGCAAGTTTGATTATCACCATTTGTTACAATAACTCTAAGTATTTTTGCTCCATTTCCAACAATTTTATATTTTAACGGAAATGATTTACTAAACATAGAGTATGGTTGAGCAATTGTGACATTTGTGCCAGTAGGATCCCAAATCACAACTACGTATGGACTACGTTTATTTGTATTGTAAGCAAAATCTCCTCCCATAACAACATCGTGTAAATGCCAAACAACTCCATTTGGAATAACTGTATCATGAGTTACTGAAGCACTTTTTGCGACTCCAAGATCTGACCAACTAACACTACCAAATCCATCATATGTATTTAGAACACGAGTAGATCCATAAGGTCCTAACTGAATATCTCCTCGTTGTCCGTCAGTAAGTATTGAAGGATTTTTACTATATTTTCCACCAACTTTTACCGGATTTCCTGAATCAACTCCACCACTACTTACATTTCCAACTACTTGAGCATTTAAATTACTTGCAATAAATTGTTGAACTGTAACAACATCAGCAATAGTCAATGCTCTTATTTGTCTAGGATCTACCTGCACTCCAGCAACATTAATACCAACATCCAAAGCTTGCTGTGTGCCACTTAATTGAGATGTTAAATTATTTCCACTACCATCTTGTAATCTGACAGGCCAATTTCCACCTTGATTTGCAGTTACTGTACCATCAATAGTAATACTGTTACCACCATCTTGAATATTGACAGCTAATAATCCACCACCATTATTTATTGTTACATCTCCAATATCATTTCCGTCTATAAACTTTCCATTAAAGGTAGATAAAGTAGATTCTGTTGCTGCACCAATTGGTAAAGGTAAACTTGCTACAGAAATAGGTTGTGTAACACCACTACCGTCTACAAGTAATTTTCCACTTGAAGAATTCAATCTCTCCCAATTGGAACCATTCCATCCATAATTTAACCCAATATCTAAATTAGCATTTTGTCCTCCAGCAACAGTTCCATCATCTGTATCAGTTGGACCAGTTGGAGATCCACCTACGATGTGAACGTTTAATGCAGTTCCTGTTGCCGAAATTTGAGTTCCAGCAGAAACTAATTGACTATGCATTGCTCCACTAGTTTGATGAACTCGTTTCCAACTAATACCATCATATGCATAATTAAGAGGAATAATTAAACCTACACTAGGTTTATTTGCTGGAATATCATCATCTTCAGCTTCTGAAACACTAAAAGCAGCACCACCAACAACATTTACATCAATACCTTGTTTAATTCCGACGGTTGTTGATGTGATTCCAGTTCCATCATTATCATGTAATCTAGATTCTACTCTTAATTCATGATTGGTGTTTACAGCTACCCGATCATCTGTATTATGATTTTTTATTTCAACAGCACCAATTTCTATATCTCCTGGTTCTAATGTAACAGAAGCTAATTCCAAACGACCATCATCATCTATTTTGACTGGTATAAATTTATTGTCTGGAGTTACACCATACAATACTGCTGAGGGATCTTGTGCCGATAATTCGTCAGCAGTTTTCTTAACTCCATATTGGGGTGTTCTAGCCATTTATTACTCCCTATTAAGGTGTCAATTCTTCTGCAATACCTTCGTCAATAGTGTCTTCTTCAGTTCCACCAGCTTTAAAATTTGTTTCAAAGTCAGTGAGATCTGTATTTGGACTTGTTCTATCAATATCTGTTCTATATGTGAATTTGTTTGTAGTGTCTACTAAAAAAGGAATATATCTTACATCTTCTTGAATATAGTAAACAGTCAATGATAGACCACTTTGGATAGCTTTCCATCCGGCCCACGAGAGGTTTAATTCTGGATACATTTAAAAACTCCTTAATCAATTAAACTAAGGCGAATCTGTACGTGATTTTGTAATTGAGGTGAATTTGTCTTTTCTAAAATTTGTTGGAGTAGAGCTTTGTCCGCATGTTTTTTGATAAACTCTATTTTGAGAAAAAATGTTAATTTGCAAAAATCCTCATAAGTTTTAACTTGGGACAAGGTTTTGGTAGTTCTTCTTTTTTTGGTTCTTCTTGTTTTAGTGTTTCTATTTTTGTAGTTTCTTCTTCCTTTTTTTCTTCTTTAGGTTCTTCATCATCTTCTACAATGATTTGACCACCTTTAATATAACGGCCTAAACTACCAACTATTAATGATTTTTGAATATCAAAAGGATCTAAAATCTGTAGGGGTACATATTCATCTTGTTTAACATGTAAAGGAATTGCATATCCTGACGTAAAACGAACAACCAAATCTGGAAACTTTAAGCCGTCATATCCCCCGTAAGCAATCACCTTATATCTCTTTGACATCTCTGTGCTCCTCTTTTCTTTATCAAAAAGTAATAACTTAAATAGACCCTTTACGATCCATTTAAGTTATGAGACCAGGCCAGGTAGTTTTCACTACCCAACCTGATCTCAATATTAAAACAAATTATGTAATGTCGATTCTGACAATACCCTTTGCATAACGCACTAGGAATCCAATGTCTTCCCAGATTGCAAAGATATCAGCCATCTCTCTAACATCCTTCATTGTTTCAACAGAAACATCAGTACGTACCGCGAGTACTCCAAGATACTCAGCCGGAGCAAGTACAAATACTTTTGCAATAGGAACAACCACGGACTCAAGAACATCTTGACCCCAGATTGAACCAACTTGTCCTGACTTAATTGCTTGCTCTTGGAAGTTAGGAGCAAAAATACCAGCTCCTCCTGTTCCTGATACTGTTGTGTTGAAGAGCATCAAGTCCTTAGTCCTCAATGGGTTCAAATAAATCTTTGAACTCATTTGTAACTTAGAACGAAGAGTTACAATAGCCTCAACCAATTTTTCCTGTTCCAGTTTTCCTGAAGACGTAAGAACTGTAGGATTGTTGGATGCAGCTGTCGTGCCCGCCAAGGAACTTGCAGGAGTTTGTCCTGTAAGATTTGAAGCGAAATCGATCAAAGCATAACCCTTTGTGTCTTCTTGCAACATAATGGAAGCTTTCGCCCTTTCTTGGGTACGATTTAAAATGTCGTACTTACGAAAGTTTGATTCATTCCATCGAATCAAAGGACGTGTAGCTAAGGGTGAAGTTTCAACACGGATCCTGTCAGCAACTACTTGTTGCTCCTGTGGAAGTCCGTTAATACCGATTGCAGCAGCAGGTACGTCTAAATCGGCATCGAATACTGCTTCTTCGCCCAGAGATAGCTTGTACGTCTGAAACAATTGACGAATTCGACCTTCGAACAAAAGATCCCTTTTAAGAGGGGACAACATTTGTTGAGCGACCTTTTGAAGACCGCCCGGAGAATTCATCAATCGAGTTAATTTTTCCTCTACCTGAGCAGGAGTAAGATTCTCAAACTCAGGAGCGGCAATTTTCTCTGTCATATTACCTATTCTCCTTATAAAGATTTAACAAGTCATTTAAGATCTTGTGTGTGAATTAAATACTAAACTTAATGCGTAGTCTAGTTGGATTTGTTGCAGCATCAAAATCTACAACTGAACCGATTAATTGGCGACCACCACCGACAGCAGATGTGACTAAGCCATCTTCTTTGGCATACACAGGACCATTGAGTGCGTACGTATCTCCAGCAACATATGGAGCACCACGACCATCGTCATAAAGTTCCAATTCGGAACCTGTGATGAAAGCAGATACCAAACCACCTCTTGCGAAGTTGGTGTAGTCATAACCCTCACCGGCTACTAGTCCGCTAGCAGGTGCAATAGGAAGTTGAGTGGTTGTTTCGATAGCAATACCATAAGGAATTGCAGCAAATGTACCATCGTTGTATGTCCTAACTTCATTGCTCGCAGCCATAATCACAGGTTGCCCCGCGATAATTGCGACTCCAGTAACAGGTTTACGTCCCTCAGATCGGTTGTTTTCCCTAATAACTCTTAAGGCCATATTTTCCTTTCTCCTTATTTCTTTAGGTTTTTTGTGACACAACCTTTCCGGTTCAGTTCTTATCTTAGAAGATCTAAAAAGATCTACTTGGGTACTTCTCTTTTATCTTTTATCTTTATTCTTTACTGTTTTAAAAATTTATTTATTCTTTAGCGTTCCCATTGACTTGAAGATCGAAGAAATTACTTTTTCCTCTGAATGTTCTTCATAACCAAGGTTGATAGGTGTTGCAAGCTTCTTTTTAGAAGCCACTTTCTTTACATTTGTACTATGGACACCCTCTTCGAACGCTTTCAAAGATTTGTCGTCCATAGACATCAAAGTCTTGATTTGATTGTTGACGGCACTTGTAAGAGCTACTTCTCTTGCTTTAAGCATTTCTTCACCCTTGTCTACTTCGGCCTCTACAATCTTTTCATCTAACTTTAACATGTCACGTTCAAACATTGCTTCAACAATTCGTTGACAACGAGACATTCTATTATTAATTGCTGTACTAAATTTGGCAGCTTGAAGTTGTTTCTCTCTCTCCAAAAGTACTTCTTCTTTCTTTTTAAGTTCTTCCGCCTTTTTGGCAAGGTCTTGTTCTTCTTTGGAAACAACCACTGGTTCTTCTTCAACAACCTCTTCTATTTTCATTTCTGGTTTTTCTTCAACCTCTTCTATTTTCATTTCTGGTTTTTCTTCAACAACCTCTTTTACTTTAGGTTCTTCAGTTGGTTTGATTCCCATTATTTCTTGTAACAACTTCATTACATCAACTATATCATCTCCAAAACCATCTGGTAATCTTTTTACTTCTTTACCTTCTGCATCAGAAACGATAATTTCGTTTGTCTCAAAATCTTTTATGGCTGAAAATCCATCACCTATTTCAATTTTATCTTTAAGTTTATCAAAAGTACTTTCTGAATTCTCTTCAGGAAGTTTTTCTACTACTTCTTCAACTTTTTCTTCTTTAGGTGGTTCCTCTAATTGTTTTTCCATTGTAGGACTTGTTTCTGGAAGAGCTTCTTCAATTGGTAGAGCATTTTGGGCATCTTCTACATCTGCTTCTTTTTCTTCTACACAATTTTCTTTTTCTACAGTAGAATATTTTTCAAGAATTCCACTTTGTTCACTTTCTGAATAATTAGACCAAATACCACCTAGAATTTTTCCAAGTTCTTCATCTGACTTACCCGGATATTGCTTTTTAAGATCTTCCATCATCATATCCCACCAAGCTTTTGGTGCTCTTTCTGCTACTTTTTTGTCAAGTGAAGCTTCTTTTTTCTCTTTACCTGGAATAGACTCTTCTAAATGATCTCCCACTTTTGATTCCTCTTCAACTTTTTCAAGAGCTTTTACTGATTTATCAGCCTCTTTGTCTGCTTTAGTTTCTTCACCGGGTTTTACAAAATCACTTTTCTTAGGAGTTTCAACTTTACTATCTTTGACGTCCATAACTTCAAAAGCAATTCCTAAAAGTTTTGATGTTTTCTCTATTCCATCGGTTTTAAACCTAGCAATTAAAGCATCACCATAAGTTAGACCGTCTGCATCTTTCTCTATACCTACGATCCAATCTTTTTCTGTTTTCAAAGCATCATCAAGTTGATCAGCCCAAATATCTTTTAAAGTGGCCTGAAGAAGTTGTTTTTCACCTTCGTAAATTGTCCAAGTGGCCTTTGAAATATCTTCATTGGTATTAAACTTGGCATTAATTTTTGGTTCTTCAACTTTTTCTTCTTTAGGAGTTTCTTCCTTTGGAAGCATTTCCTCTTCTGCAATACGTTTGATTGTATGGGATAAAAACTTTGCAGCCAAAGAATCTTTAACTTTTTCAATTACTTTGTTAACTTTTTCTAAAATTGTAGATTCTTCTTTTGGATCAGAAGTTTCTTTTTCTTGAAGAACTTCCTTTTTTGGTTCTTCAACTTTTTCAACTTTTGCTTCTTTCTTCATTTTCTTTTCAAGAGAGTCTTCAAGTCTCTTTAATTCATAACCACTTAATTTTTTCAAAATTTCGTTAACTTCTTCTTCGGTTCCATTCGTAACTGTTTTTTCAATTGATTGTTCATCTTTTATCTCAGAACTTTTAGACTTCGCTTTGTCCGACATATTAAGATCCTCCTTAGGCATCACACAAGCACAAATTTCAGATTTGACTTTTGTTTTTGTGTCTTCATCTAACTGATTCAAAATTTTCTCAACTTGACTCACTATGTCAAGTTGTTCCTCTTTTGTTAAAGATGCTATTTTCGAAAGTTGTTTTTTAGCATTTGCTAAAACTGTTTTGATAACTGCTTGAGAATCAGCCGGTACATTAACAATTGACCATTCATTAAATGTTAAACCTTTATTAATTGCAAATGCTTTGGCTGGTTTCCCTTTTTCAATTCCATATTCAGGAAAATTCACTTCAGCCTCGTAATTTTTCAAAAGACCTGTAGGTGATAGATGAGCACACTTATCATCACTATCTGAATAAAGTACTTTACCACAAATTGAACATGTTGAGGACTCACAAGAACAACCCATTGATGTTTTATCTAACTCTCCAGTTTCTATTTTACGAGCTATTTCTGGATGAAGTTTCCGATCTATTTTTGCTAAACACTCAACATAGAATTCTCCTGTTTCAGGATCTTCCACTGGATAAGTGTCAACTATTTTGCCAACAGATTTGATTGGATGTTCAGACTCATGATTCAAAAATAAATTTTTCCCAATAAATGTCTCATAAGAAGATTCTAATTCTTTTCTGGGAAAATAATCACCATTCCCATTAGGATTAGGTTCTTTTTGTTTTGGTCCTTGATCTCCGGCGGAGATTGCTCTTCCTCTAAAGTAAAGAAAATCTTTGTGTTTTGGTTCTAACACTTTTGCTTCTGTTTTTCGTTCAGCAATCAAATCTTCATGTGAAGTACTAATATCTGCTATCGCTATCTGTGTTCCAATCTTTTTTAAAGCCATTATAAACTCCTATTATTTACAAATAAATTGTCCTGTAATTGAATCATGAGGTTGAGTTAAAGCTAAATTTCTAATTTTTATTAAAGCTTCTTTGGGATGATAATTATCTCCATATCTTTTGGTTCTAGTTCTTAATCCTCTTTCTATAGATTTTTCAGGCATCTTTTTACCAGACATAGGCCCGGGTTTACCGAACCAATAACTTTTCGCACCCAAAAATAATCCTACGCGTTTTGCACCTTGTTTCTTAGCAATTTCTGGTTTAAGTTGATGCATTAATTTTAACGCTTCTGGTTTGCTTCTTAAAACATTATAATCTTTTAAGATTCTGGTAACTAAATCATCACCGATATCAAATTGTTTTCTACATTCACATTTTGTGTGACCATTAACGTAATAATTAACAACATCAGTAGTTCTAACGTTCTTTTTACGTAAATAAACTAACTTTAACTTAGAAGAGGGACACCTAACAACTTTATTTTCCATATTGTAAGAGTTGTTTTTTACTGAGTTTAAGTAATTTTGTTCTATTTTTGATAGTTGATCTTCACTACTGATCTTCAAAATTTTAAATTTGAATGCAGATCGAGTATACTTATTCCAATCAATCTGTAATTTCTGATTTTCATGGCGATTTAGTTTTAAATCCCGTGTGTGTTCTTGCCATCGAGATTTTATATCTACAGAAGAACCTACATAAACTTTCCCTGTAATAATATTAACAATTTGATAAACGCCACAAATTTTCTTCACAAATACTCCATGTTACCATCATAGTCTACTCGAATGCTTTGTAATCCGGGCCCTTGTATGATAACAAAACAACTTTTATCATTTGGGTGACTTTTTTCTGCAATTGGAGCATCATGCAAAAGTCCAGTTAAAAAATCAGCCAAACTCCATTTTTGATTGTGTAACTCCCTACATATAGGACAAACACTCGTTCCTGAATCCCATGTAACAGTATCATAACCTTGTTGCAACAAATTTTCTAAAATAGGCCTTGATAAATCTTGTCTACGATTACCTGGTTGAGCCTCTTTTTTGAGATATGGATGTTGTAACAATGCTACTTTAACAATTTTTTTTAACCATGTAGAATAATTACTCTGAGTGGTCATCCTTAATATATCCGTACTCTTTCAAAAGTAGTATACCATCATCTATCACTTTATAAAAATCGTCTTTGATGGTTCGTTCAAATTGCTTAAAATTGCGGTCAGTCATTCCGGACATTCTACCATAATCTAAAGCTTTTCCTAAACATTTTTGAATCAAAGCTTTCAACAACACTTCCAAATGTAGCACTTTTTCACCCGAATCACTTATAGACTCATAGGCTTTTTCTTGCTCTTGTTTTCCATCCATAACTAATCTCCTCAGTTCTTAAATACATTAAATCCCGGACCGAGACCCATCCTCAGGTTCCGATATATAAGATAATCGTAGAATATTATAGAAATAACCTACTGTTTACATCCGTAAGAGCCCCGTAGATTATTTCCGTGTAATTTTTACTCCTATACTTTGTAGTAATCGTATCACATGATCCATTGTATTTTCGTCGTAATCTACAATTCCCATAGCTTTCGCTTTTTCGTGTAGTTGATCCAACGAAAGGGACTTTTCTTTCCCTAATGACTCAGAAACTTCTTTCACAAAAATATTAGGATCTAATGATAATCCCGAAATTTTCTTGGAATTATTTATTATTTCTAACTTTTCAGGTGATCCAACTTTTCTTAATGACATATTATACTCCTGGTTCTTCTGGAGGAATTACCTCTGGTGCTGTTGTTTCTGTAATTGGAGTTTCTGGTGGTACTTCAACCCCTTCCATTTCTTCACCTTCTGGTAATGTAGGTTCAATTGGTTCAATTGGAGTTGGCCTCACTATCCCAGCCGGACCTGTACCTGATGGAGGAGTTGGTTTTGAAATTTTAGCTGGTAACCTACTATCTTTACCACCCTTATCCCACACTGTACCAATTTCATTTTCCAAACGTTTTTGCTCTGTATTATAATCAATTGTAGGAAATTTACTAAACAATGTTTCAGTAGATAGATAACCTTTCTGATGCATATCCAAAAAGAATTGTCTTTCAGCCTCTTCTTCTTCAATATCTAGTGATTTGTTCCAAGTAATTTGGGGAAGAATCAATTTCTTTTGTTTGCCTACAGTCGCATAAAATTCATTTTTGATCGCTATAGGTCTAAAAAACTTGTTAATTATCCAGTTTTCAAACTCATCTCTCACAACCTTATACATCATCATTAATTTATGGAGTGCCATTGTTTTTACGTTTGAATTACCTGTGATAACTAACCGACCATTTCTTTCAGAAACAAATAAACCATTTTTGGCTAATGCAATACACCAAATATTTCCTTTATAAGGAACATTTGTTATAGCATTTCCCCGTGCTATTTTTCCTTCGATACCTTTTTCTTTATTGTCCCATAAGAAAAACGTTCCTTTCTCTTTTTGGTAACTATCACTAAAATACACAACATATTCATTTTTTAGATATCTAAAAGTGGGAACAAATCCACATTTTAATGCAATTTCTACAACATCATCACACAACTGCCGTGATTTAGTAGTGTACGTATAATATGTTGAAGTATGTCCCCATTGAGATGAGGAGTGGTCTTCATTTCCATCTCCCTTAATAAGGGCGTCTAAAAGAACTTTCAAGTGCTCTTTTGATAATTCTTTAATCCAAGATGGAATTCGTTTTGAGTATGAATTTTCTCCAAAAGATTCTCTAAAATATTGTGTTAAATCTTTTCCAAATAATCTCCAGTCAGTCATTTCACATATTTCAGTTTGTTTTGTTTTTCGAGAATAATATTTTTGTTTATCAAAATATTTGTGAACTTTAAATGGTAATTGTTGAAACGTTTGATCAATATCTTGATAACAATCACTTTTAACACCTTGGGACACACAAACTTGATAATCTCTTCCTTCTTTATAAACAGAAGAACCTTCAGAAACAAAATAACCAACTAATTTCATAAAAAGATTTGTTGGAATTTTGTGGCCTAAAACATTTACATCACCTAATAATTTTCCTTCCCAATTAACTCCTAATCTAAATTGTGTTTCTGTTTTTACATCTTTTGCTTTTATTAATTGCCACTCACTTTGATTGTCTTTTCTGTTCCAACAATTATGATTTGGAGCCACTAAATGATCAACTCTTGAAGTTTTAAAATGAATCATATCTCCTTCATAAGGAATTACTAACTTATCAACAAACGGAACATATTCTAGTTCTTCTGTTTTTGAATTAAATGAGGCAATTAAATCATTTTCAGTTAGTTCCCAATGATATTTCAACCCATCTTTAGTTAAAACTCTTGAATCTTCTGATAATGGAAAACTAGGACCTTCGCCTAAAATGATATTTTTATTTACTCCCATACCAACTAATAATTGGTCGTGAATATAATCGTACTCATTGTTAATAGGAAATTGTTTTCCCAATGTACTTAAGGCTTCATACTTTACAATAGGAGGAAATACCATAGTAAAAGGTGGGTTTTGAATTGCTTGATTAATAATGTCTCTAAAATTTGATAAATCTTGCTCACTTGGCATATGACCTGATGGTAAATCTCCTATTGTCCAAAGTTCTACTGGAAAGATATATCTTTGGGCAAATGCCGATTGAGCCAAACGGATCCAATCTTGGTAAATTAAAACTTTAAACAAACATTGAATAGGACTAGTTCCACGAGTTGCTGATGGATCTGTCAACCTTGCAACGTGTGAAACATGTTCTGGATCTAATTGAATATTTCTCCCTTGTATAACGGCTTCAATAACGGCAGGTGTATCTTCTTGTAATTTCTTTTTACGTTCTGCATCTTCTGGTTTGACAGACTTGACCAAATTCTTTAATTCTTCAGTAGGAATTAATTCATATGAAACATCATTAGACAAAAGATCACTTTTAATTTCAACCAATTCGGGTTCTAATAAAATAAATTTTGTCCAACGGTGTAATTTATCCTTACCTTTCTCCATATTACCAAACATAATAGCTTCACCAAATTTTTGATAACTCAAACTTGCTTGAAGAATAAATTTAAACAAATCAAAACCTTCATTGAATGCCATATCTTTATAAAATTCTGTTATTGATTTGTCAGGAGTACTAATAGTAAATTTTGAAAATGGATAATAAGCATGCATCATTACAATGGATTGTACATATGGTTCTAAATTGAAGAAAATACGAGCCCATTTTAAAATTTCTTGACGAGATTTAGGTAATAACCATGATTCAGTTGTCAATTCTGGTGAATAAAAGAAAGATGGTTTCATTGTTACATCATAACCACCCTCTTTTACTAATCCAGCCGTTAAAGATCTATTCCCCAACACTCCACCTTGAGTATAAGTACCTTTCAATGTTATTTTTGGTCTATTTTTACTTCCCTTTGGTCGTCCCATATTATTCTCCTTCTAACTCTTCGTTTCTTTGTTTGAATGTAATAGTTTTATTTAGCTTCTCGCCATTTTTTAAGTGTTGAATTGTTTTCACTAAATTTTCTTGACTTTGCAATAAATGGCGTTTTACATTTTCATTTGCAAATTTATCACGAATATATTCTAACATATCACTTACCGTTGTTAGATTTAAAATTATTTCTTTTAATGCTTTATCAGGTCTAATCATTATATTTTCCTATTAAACAAAATTGTTTTTTCATTGAAGATACCTGTTCTCTTTTGGTTGATTTGTAGGTATTCCTCTTCCTAAAACTGTAGAAACTCCTGTGACAGGTTTGGGTATTTGATAAGTAGCTACTGTACCTCTCTTAAATTGGTCTGTTTTGTCCATAGCCCAAACGGCCAATACATCACTACAATTATGTACAAATACACCACAATCTAAAGCAAAATTATGATAAACCTCAACCGTTATATCATACACATCTTGTTTAATACTTTTTTCTATTTTTACAACTTTATGATTAAAAACAAATTTTTGTTTTTGAAATTGTTGACAACAATATGTAGAACAAAATTTACGAATTTCTGAAAAACGATAATCAAATTCTTTATGACAATTTTGACAATTCGTTATATGAATTATTCTTTTACCTTTATTCCAACTAGATTTTCCTCTACGAGCATTTGCTCCAGCTTCTATAATTGGTTTCATTCTTTCTAGTCTTTCTTGATAAGAAATTCCTTCCCATTGTTTTTTTGCTTTCTCTCTTGCTATTTCACGATCAACAGGTGGTAAATTTTTCTTAATAGATTCTGAAAGAAATTTCATCCATTTTGGATTTTGATATAACTCTTTTAATTTTTTCCACGATGGAGTTAACCTCTTAATCCGTTGTTCTTTATTTAATTGACTCCAAACTCTTTTATTTGTTTCCTTTGCTACTTTTCCATGTATTTGCCAATGTTCTTTTGATGTAACTATTTGAATATTAGTTGGTCTGTTGTCAAAACGATTAAAGTTTTTGTGATGTGGAACCATCTTCTCAGGAACGGATACAACTATTCTATGTGTTGGAATAAAAATTTCCTTTCCGGGATCATACGTAAATTCATACTCTAAATTATTAAATAAAACCTCTTTTTTAGTATACAAAGGCATTAAACTATCATTTGGTTGTAAATCTTTTGCTTCTTTGTAACTTCCATCTCTTAACATTATTTTATGATCTGGTGTACATTCAAAAAATTCGTTATTGTCTAAAGTAATTTTAAGTGTTTCTTTATTACCAACTTTCCATGCTCTACTTATCTTACCAGGAACTATATGATTATTTTGATCTACACTATATGCCCAAGTATCTTCTAATAAATTGTCAGATAATTCAGCAATTGTTTTTGTTGTTCCATCCAATAATCTTATTTTTGTATTTCCAGAAAAACAACAATGGTCGTCATGCATATCTGATGGTGCTTCAATTTTATCATTTATTTGTTGAAAAATTATTCCGTCAATAGGAATTCCTTTTGCTTTAAATTGCTCAACAGCACCTTGAGCAATATTACTATAATCGGCTAAACCAAACATACAAGGAAACAATCCATCTTTTGGATTAATAATTGTTTCAATTTCTGATAGTTGTGTTAAAGGATCTCCTTGCCACTCAAATGCAGCAACTTTTTCTTTAACGTTATCGTTTTTCTTTCTCCAAATAGCCAATGCTGTATAATCTAAATCTTTTTTACCTGGATATAATGTTCCAGATGCTGTGTCCAAGCCAAAGAAAAATTGTTCTTGTAAAGATGGATTAGCTCTTTTTAAAATTTCGTGATCACTTTCAATTAAAGCTGTCTGATCTTCTGATGATAATTCTAAATTAATATCATCAGCCCATTTCATTTCATACTGAGTATTAAAATCAAATTCTGTCATTGCTCCATCATAATGCAAATCAGGTCTGTCTGGAAAATAACTTTCTTTCAATCGTAAAGGCATTTGGTCTATAACATATTTTGAGTACTCTCTACTTTGATAAACAATTGATCCAGCTTTTAATAAAATTGGACATTCTCTCCAATCTCTCATCAAAACTTTATAGGCTGTTTGTGGATGAGTACAACTTTTCCAAAAGTTTTGTTTGTACATTGAAACACCAAGTTTTACTATCTTGGCTATTTTGTAACTCCCTAACATTGGTACAATTCGTTGATTGACTGATACATCAGAAATTCTGTGACACTCGTCTAAAACTACTATATGAAAGTGATAACCCTCTTGCATAGTTGCTTCTCCGGCGGAGATTGCTAGAACTTCAGAGCCATTAACAAAAGACAATCTAGAATTTGTTGAATCCTTCCATTTTATTGTCTCATAAATTGCACTACCAGGTTTTACAATCTCTTCACGAATTACTTTTATGATTCGGGCTGCTTGTTCTGCCTTAGGACCAAAAACACCAACTTTAAATTTGGGAATGTCTAAACAAAGTTTGATAATACTTAAAGCAACTGAAAAGGTCTTTCCACTTCCTCTAGCTTGTACGATAGCAACTTTGTCTTCATTTAAATCACAAACGGCATCTATAATCTCAATCTGATTGTCATATAGATCTATTCCAAGACGATCTAATGCCCACAGAGATGGATTTTCAACCGTAGAAAAAATGGTAGAAAGTCTCTTTTTTAAAGTGTCTAAAAATTGATTAAGAATTTTCATTGATCGAAATATCCTTTCGTTGCGCATCTTTACGAACTAACTTTGTTAGACCACATTCTAAACATTGCCAAATTGTCCAAGTTGTGTGAATGCCTGATGTTCCGATTACCGGTCCCATTTCTAAACTTGTCTTTTGTATAAAAAATTCACCTTCACATCTATTACAAAACATTAACAACCTTCTATATTGAATTTTTCTAATAATAAATTATCGTTATTTAAAGTTTTTTGAACTTTTACTAACTTTTGACAAATTTTCTTTTTATGCTTTTTGATTTTTTCCTGAATCTTGAACACTTCTGTTTCTTTCTGTTCAAGTTCTTTAGCTTTTTTAAACATTATTAGACCCTCCATTACTATTCTTTTTTCCTAATGCTCGCAGAACAGCATTGAGTGTCTTTTCCCAATCGTTTGCTAATTCAAAATATTCTTTCTGCATAGCTTGCGCTTCTGTAATTCTCTTTTCTTGAACTTCCTCATATTTTTTAATAAATTGCATTGCCAACCTATACATAACAATAGCAACACCTAACAGTATTGCTCCGGCTGGCCCAATAATAGCTATAACTTTTGGATTCAATAAAATAGAAATTAACTCTGTCATTTTTAATCCTTATTCAGGAAATTCTAATCGCAACAATGTTTTAAATGCTCCGACTAAATTCTCATACATATTTTTCATTACATCTATTGCAGATTCTGCAACAACTTCCCTAAATGAAAGTTTATGTGATTTTTTAGGAAAGAAAATTAATTCTCTAATACTTTCAGTTGTAGCTAAACTTTGAGCACCTTTTTGAACTTGAGTAATAAACTTTTTAACTTCTGGAAATTTTGCTTCAATTTTTGCAATCAACTCTTTTTCAGGTACTTTATATGGTTTCTTTCTTTCTTCTTGTATCAAAGTTACTAATTGGTCACCAAGGTCAACAACTTTGTTCTGAGTTGCTTCAACAAGTTGAGCTAACTTATTAATATTTCTCATTAAAACATCTTCATGCATAATTTTTTGACCTTGTTCTTCTACTCGTTTAATTTCAGCAGCAAGTTTTGCTCTCGCTTGAGAAATTAAATTTTCAATATCCTGTAAAGCATGTTGAGATGTTTGAACTTCTCTGTAAACTTTCTCTACCTCAGGCACGGCTGGAATAGGAGTTGGTTCCCTTCCCATTGGTGGGGCTTTTTTGTATTGTTTAAATTTTGTCTCTGGAAGTACTTCTTCAACTTTTGGTTGTTCCATTGGTGGTTGAGCTTCTTTTTCTTGTGAACCAACTTTCCAATTTGGTTCAACTTTTTGAATTAAACCTTCAATGGATTCAGCGCGACTTCCACCCTCATCAAAAATGTAAACATAACCAGTTTCTGTTAATTGTGCTCCAGTTGTTTCAGGACTCATTTTATTAATTTGATCAATTACTTGTTGTACTATTTTTTGATCAATTGTTGGTTTCCACGTAAATGAATAAGCTTCTTTTTCTTGAGAAGCAGCCACTTCTTGAGGATGATAAAGTTTATGTTTCATTTCATTAAATTGTTCTTCAGTAATCTCTTTGTTTTTCAACTTCTTCTCAAGTTCTAAGATTCTAGGATCTTTGCCCATTTCCATCATAGGTCCTGTCACAAAATCCATTGTTTTCATTGTTACATCTTCCAGCCACTTTGGAACAGCTTCTTTTTCAATTTGTTCTACTTCTTTTTTAATTGACTCCAACTCTTTTTGAGTACGAACTTTGAGTGCTTTTTCTTTTGCTGCTGCTTCAATTTTTAATTTTCGTTTGTGTTCTTCTGCTTTTTTAATTTCTACTTCTTCTTTTTCACGGGCAAGAATTTCATCAAAATCTTTTTCCAATTTTACAAAATCAAGTTCCAAAGGATTTACTTCAACAGCTTTCTTTTCAATTTCTACTTCTTTTTTAACTCCAGCTTTTGTTACCCGTTCTAATTTGACTTCTTTTATTTGATGGTCGTTTGTTTCAACATAAGCATAATCATCACCATGTTGTGAAAATTTAGAAACAAATGTACCTTCAAAACCGTCTTCTCCTGTTTCGGGATTACTCATTACATAAACACGGTCGTTCTTTTTTAATTCCATCATTGGTTTATCTAAAGGAATAGCATCCATATCACGAGTATCTAAAGGTTTTAGTTCACCATAATCTGGTTCTTGAACTGTTCCAAAATCAACGGGTGGAAATGTATCTTTTTCAACTCCAACTGGTCTATCAGGAACAGTTTCGAGAGGCTCAATTGCTTTTTTCGAAATTTCACTATCTTGTCTTTGAATCTCAAGAATTTCTTTTTGTGGAATTTCTTCTTCCTCTTTTTTATCTTCTTCTAATAATTCATCAATTAATTTGTCATGTGTTTCTGGTGAAACTAATTCCTCTGGTGGTTTTGGACCCTCTGGAAGGGCCATTTCTTCTTCAGGAGTCGGTACTGGTTGTACTG